TTCGTTGTTTGCTCCTTTTTTTCTTTTACATTCTACGTAATTATAACACAAAGAAGACTAAAATTCTCGTATTTTTCGCAGTTTTTACCGATAAATCGTTTTCATAACGAGATTCTTTAGTTCATCTTCCAATTCTTTGTTTTTCTGGACTGTATAGCCCTTCAATTGAAGAGTTTTTTTCTCGTCTTCATAGCGTAATATCACAGGATATGGGCCCGGATATTTTTTCAAGATAGAAAGAATCGTTTTATCCTGACGATGATCGAGCAACTGGATCCAGAACTTTTCATTGGTCGCTAGTTGTGCCTCTGCTAGAATCATCTGCAAGCGCCCATCACGCTCTTGTATCTTCCCTGTCAAGTAATAAAAGCCACCTTCTTTTATCAAGGAGGAAAATCGATTGTAGGTTTCAGGGAAAAGGGTCACATCCAATTTTTTCTTGGTATCACTGACTTGTAAGAAAGCCATGAGATCACCCGACTTGGTTCGAATGGTTCTGATGTTTTGTACCTCAATGAGAATGCGTGCCTGCTCTCCTTGTATGAGTTGAGAAATTGGTTGGATCTCGTAGGGACTCGTTTGCCCAATCGCAACCAATGGGTGAGTACTGAGCCCGACGCCAATAATGGCCTCTTCCTTCTCATATTTTTCAGCCTGGCTAAAGTCCTCCGCTTCTGTCCAGGAATAGTTAGAATCTGCAAATAAACTACCTAGCTCATCAGCAAATACAAACAAATTCGGCAAATTGTGAAGCACCTTGCGCCTATTTTTTTCAAAAATATCAAACAATCCAAGCTCCACTAAAGGTGTTAACAGAGGTAATTTATGATACTGATTGGGGAGTCGTAAAATGAAATCTTCGACACTTTCAAAGGGACGATTGTCAATGATCCAATACGCTAAATCTCTCGGGAGTCCCTTGATATTTTTCATTCCCAAGTAGATTTTTCGATCCTGGAACTTATCTCTGTAAGGGATGGTGTTGATGGATAATGGCGCGACTTTAAAATCAAACTGAAGAGCATCTGCCAGATAATCGCTGCTCGAATAATTGAGCATGACATCAAAGAAAACATCTGGATAATGGACCTTGAAATAGGCCATCTGAAAAGCCAAGGCAGAATAGGCATAGGCATGGGAACGGTTAAACCCATAGCCTGCGAATTTTTCCATAATCGCAAAGACCTCTTTGGCTTTTTCTTCCGTATGACCAAGTTTAAGAGCACCCGTGACAAAATCGTCTTCCATCTTGTGCATTTCAGTCGCATTTTTTTTGCCCATGGCCCGACGTAAGATATCGGCTTTCCCTAGGCTAAAGCCTGCAAAACGCTGGGCAACCTGCATAACCTGCTCTTGGTAGAGCATGATCCCATATGTGGGCCGTAAGATTTCTTCAATAGCTGGATCCAGAATATCAACTTTTTCCTGGCCGTGCTTTCTTTTGACAAAATTATCAATGTAATCACTAGCGCCTGGACGATTGAGAGAGGTGGTCGCTACCACTTCTTCGAAATGATTGGGTCTCACACGTCTCAAAAGGCGGATAGCTCCTGCTTGTTCAAATTGGAAAATCCCCTTGGTATCCCCAGCAGCAAATAAGGCCAAGGTTTCTTGATCTTCTAAATCAATGGCTTCAATCACGATCTCTTCTTGGTACTTTTCATAGACGGCTTCCTTCATTTTTTGAACAAAGGTTAAGTTTCGCAGACCCAAAAAATCCATCTTCAATAGACCATTGGCTTCAACCGCATGAGCATCGTACTGGGTAACAAACATGTCTTCTCCATACTTGAGAGGAATGTGATCCGTTAAATCCTGGTCACTCATCACAACACCCGCCGCATGGATCGAGGTCTGTCTAGGTTGGCCCTCAATTCTTTTGGCAATTTCAAAGCCACGTTCAAATTCTGTTCGACTATGAATCACTTGTCGAAAAGCTAGATTCTGTTCATACGCTGTCGTCAGTGTATCCCTAAAGCCAATCCGCTTGGTAATGGAGGTTAATTCGTACTCTGGTACCCCAAAACGTTTAAAAACATCTCGAATGGCTTGTTTGGCCCCAAAGGTTGAAAAGGTCACGATCTGAGCCGCATGGTAACTCCCATAACGGTCTCTCACATAACGGATAAATTCTGGACGATAGATATCAGGAATATCAATATCAATATCCGGCATGGTATAGCGCTCCACATTTAAAAAGCGCTCAAACAGGAGGTTCTTCTCCACTGGATCAATCCCTGTAATCTCCAGGGCATAAGCTACCAGTGAGCCGACAGCAGACCCACGCCCCATTCCCATATAATATCCCTGACTTCGTCCGAAACGAAGAAGATCCCAGACAATCAAGAAATAATCATCAAAGCCCATTTGGTGAATAATGTCTAATTCATGCTCCAAACGTTCTTGATAGACCGGACTAGTCAAGTTCTTTCGAAGAAGACCGGCTTGGGCTAATTCTCTCAATTCCTCAACAGCTGGTTTCTGAGGATTGAAGCGAGGCAATTTCAACTGAGTATCAATGTCGTATTGAATCCCTTGGACAAGTTTTTCAAGATTTGTGATGGCTTGAGGAAATCGCTCAGCAAAATCATTCTGTAACTCCTGAGGAGTTTTTAGGACTGTTGTAGGGTCAATCGGTCCTGTTTCTGTCAAGCTTTGATTGTCCTTGATGGCCGCGAGCATCTGCATGGCTTCCATATCTTCGGCCTCAAAAAAACGCACAGTATGAAGAGGGAGCACAGGGTGGCTAAATTCTTGGTCCGGCGTATCAGCAAAAACTCCGATGAAGTAATCTAGACCAAGCGGTATGTCTTCACTAGCAAAAGGCGCTGGGACAATGACCGCTACTCCTTCTGTGAGGTGCTTCACATCTTCCCAATTGTTTTTCCCCATCATTTTGACGGTCGACATCTTCATCAGATTCTGGTAGCCTTTCGTTGACAGGGCCATCATCCGAAACGGAATTGTTTCATTGTCTACTTTTAGTCCAATTTCTAAACCGACCAAGGGGCTGAGGTTGTGGGCCTGACAGGCTTCGATAAATTCATAAGCACCATACAAATTATCTACATCCATGATTCCCAATGCGCCATACCCCATGCTTTTAGCCACTTGGACATAGTCTTTTATGGTCACTAGGCTTTCCATAAAGGTATAGACTGATTTGGTATCTAGCTGTGTAATCACTTTTTCTCCTTTCTGCATTGTCTATTTTGGTGCCTCCTTTGGTAACTCCTTTTTGTACAAAAAAACACCACTGCTACACAATGATGTCTCAACAACGGAAGACATGGGATTCGAACCCACGCACGCTATTACACGCCTACCGCGTTTCCAACACGGCCTCTTAAGCCTCTTGAGTAATCTTCCAAAATTATATATGGAGCCGGTGGGAGTTTCTAAAACTCAATTATATAGCTGTTTTTAGGTTTTAGGGTCTGTTTTAGGTACTGACTTCTAAAACTTTCACGGCTCATCATTTGTATTACTAGTTTAGCATAGGTTCCAAGAAAGTTCAAGCTTAATTATAAAAGAGATATAGAATGAAGCTATTTAATAGGAAAAAATCTTTTATTTTTTTTAAAAAAGTTAGTAAAATCTCTTGATTTAATACAACTTTAGTTGTATAATATATACATAAGGTTAAGGAGGAAACCTTAGACAAGGAAACTAAAGAAAGGAAAAATAAATGTTAAGGCGAAGAAAAAAGCCAATCAAAGCTAAGACGAATAAGCTAGTAGTCAAAATCAACTTGTTCATCATAAGCATTGAGTGGCACATCGAATTCGGATAGTGAGCAATCACTATCCGCCCCTTGGTGGGGCTTGCTTTAATTATAACAGGTATCATGATGAAAGTAAAATTTAATGTTAAAAAAACCACAGCTAGAGAAAAACTTGAGTTTATTTTAGGGCTTCTGTTGATCGTAGTGATCATTTGGTTTTTTGTGAGGTAAATATGTTAGTTGATATCAATGCTATTAAATGGCTGCTAGAAAATGCCACAGCCTATTCTATTAGTAAAAATTGTGGATTATCCACCCAAGCAGTAGACAAATATAAGAATGGTATTTCTGATATTATGAATATGCGTTTGAAACACGCAATTAAAATGACAGAATACGCCAATCAGTTAAAAAACAAAAAGTGATGGTTATTTAATCATCACTTTTTTGATGTAAAGACCCATTGCTTATAGCACAGAATCAAAAAAACATAGTCATTCGATTGAGGTTACAACGGACAATTTTTAAAATGTCTATTAAAACAGAAAATAAAAAAAAGCCCTCCCGAATTGGGAGGGTGTGTGTCTTATTATATAGTCTCTGGCCACGGGTCATCTGTGGTATACGACATATTAGTAAATCGTAAATCTCCGATATCTCTATCAGTAGGTACGGGATCATCGAATTGTAAGCGTAGCTGGTTGCCGTCACCCGGCCCGCCTAAATAAAATGTTCCCAAACGTTTCCCCTTGTCATTTGTCATAATACCAAGTTTTGAGCTAGTGGCACGAAAACCGACTGGGATTCCTTGAACGTTTAAGATAACCACGTTTCGCTCTCTGTCTGAACCTTGCGGAACGTAGTTGGGCGCACCTCGTCTCACGATCCCAAACCAACCCCACGATAGACCACCGAAGCCGACCTCTACCGTGGAATTTACACGTCTGAACTCCACGTATGCATTAGTTTGATTTGAGTTGATGTTTCTTGGTTTAAATTTGACATCACCAAACAATACCGACCAAGCGTTAGAGCCAGTTCCGGCAGTTTTCTTGATCCACTTCACTGCTCCGTTCTTAGCCGTGGTATCGGTATAAATTGTACCGATGTCAGCGTTAAGATTGTACGGGAAGCCTTGGCCTTTCAATTCCGTGCCTGTACCACTTCCAGAACCGACTGAACGCTTCAACTCTTCCAAATCGTTTTTTGACGCAAGTTGGCTTGTGTCAATCGTTGGAAGTTTTGAGCGTGTGACAAACGGGTCACCGCCGTTTGCTAGTTTGGTGTCAATCAGTGCATCAAGTCCAAGGTCTACGTGCTTCTCTTTGATGTTGGTGGTCATCTGTGCTTGTAATGTCGCATAAGTCGGAAATAACTCGTAAGCTTTGGTAGTCTGTAACGCTCCGCCTTGGTTGGCTTGAAGCGTCCCAATATCACGACCAATGGATTCTATAGCTTTCTTTAATTTATCCATTCAGCACCTCCTTAGAGGGTATTTTTAGCCGTTGTATAGATTTGTACGAAGTCAGTATTTTCAAGGTCAGTGAATTTTTGGCCAAGCTCTGTCATTTTAGACACAATAGCTTGGTCTGCTGATCCTGCACCATTTGCGATACGGTCAGCGATCTCTTTGAGAGTATCTAATTCTTCTGGTACTCCATCGCCTAAAATGGCAGTCTTGACACCAGCGATAGCCGTGTCTAGTTGTTGTTGTGTGATTCCAGCTTGTCCAAGTTCTGACTTGTCGGCTTTGCTTGCAAGTGTGGTTTTAATTTCCTTGATGTCGCTACCGACAGCTTGAGCAAATGATGTTAATTTTTCAGTATTTAAAGTCATAATTTTTCCTCTCTAAATTTTTGCAAGATTGTATAGTACTGTTAGGTCTGGCAACTCTTCCGTTTGTGATCCGTTTGGATGTTCAGCGATATACTTGTCAATTTCAGTTTTAACATCATTTTTTACAAGCGATAATACTTCCTCGCTTGTAAATTCGTCTGCTGAACGGGTGACGTCTAAACGTGTTGAGCGATCACTTGGGAAGATATAGCCACCGCAAACGACTTCAACCAGATAGGATCCGATCGGAAGGGGCTTGCTTATTTTAAAAGTAACTTTTGATTTATCTACTGTACTCTCAAATGTAGCCTTTCCTTTTTGGTTAAAGATCCTGATTGTGGCATTTTTGCCATTTAGATCACTAATTGGACGCATGTTTTCATCCAGTAGCTCATAACCAAATAGAGAGGCAGAGTCGCCTTGTTTGACGACAGCCCCTCCTTCAAATTGTTTAAGATTGGTAGAGTTTAATCTCAATTGTCTACCTCCATTTTAATTTTAGTTTCCGTTTTGACCTTGCGTAGCTTGTCCACGTTGTTCAATTGCTTCAACGACTGATGCACTGGCTTCTTCAATCGCTTTAGATACTTCTGCGCTATCTCGTGATTGGCTGTCAAGGAAACGTGTAAAATCTCCATCGTCAAGCTTCAAATGTTTAGCCCCGTTTGATTTTAATTCATCAACCGTTCCCATGCTACCAATACCAAATACACGACCATTTACAATTCCGACATATCCTTGCTTTCCGCTTGTGCTACGTACTACAAAATTCATATCTTCTTCCTCTTCTTTCTTGTTGCTTCCTTCACTTCCAATAATCACTACATTCTTATCTAACCCACCAGACAAGCCTGTACTAGTGAATTGCCACCATCTTGTATGATCCATGCTAGGATAGACACCCCAATAAGGTTCTGGTCGAACCTCATAATCTGGATAGGCTGCAATCCAAAGACTATTAGGATATTTAGCGGTAATCTGCTCTACATAGATATTAGCCAATGTGTACGGCTTATAACTGTAATAGATAGGCTCAAACCCGTTCGACTTGCAAATATCCATAAATGCCAATACAGCGTTGGTATTGGCTTGTTTATCACCGCTTGCCCCATCTTCATAGTCACACACTAGGTAGCGTGGACGTGATGGCAGGTTAGCGATGAAATAGTTAGCTTCAGCTTGTGCTGTCGCTACATTGCCACCAAAACGGGAAAAGTGATAGTAACCAATGCAGTTACTTGTATTTGTCTGCTGTGTTGCTACTGGACTAATCCAACCGACACCCTCAGTTACCTTGATAATAGTGTTACTAGTGCCCGAAGCTTGACAGATACCAGTCAAGTCTGCTGACTGGTAAGCTGATACATCAAGGAAGTAATCGCCTTTGTTAAGCCCGCCTGATTCAGTTTCAGAATCATCAAATGGCAATTCAAACCATCCAACCATGCGTTGGCTTGGTGCGTTCCAATCAACATAGCTGAAATTTCCTGCACTATCTAGGTTTCTGCGTACTCTCCGAACCCATCCGCCATTATAAAGAGCGTCTGCATTGCCGTCTATATTTTGCTCGATGGTTGTAACTGTTCCGTCTGCGTGTTCTGCTACTACAAAGCCGATATGCCCAAATGCATGATTTGGAGAGCAATCAGAAACAAATACAGCCCCTACTGGTGGATTGTTAGAACCGTTAAAACGGGTTACTTTAAGCCCCAATGCAGAAGCTCTGTCCAGACCGTTGATAGCGTTTAAGTAGCTAAAATTGAGATTATACAATCCTTGATATTGCAGAATGTTGTCAATTAATGCCACACATTGCCCGCCATACGGGTTGGTTGGCACGGTAACACGTTGATTGACTACGCTATCTAACGTATCTAATAATTGTTTTTGAGTAGTCAAAAGACCGCCTCCTTTATGTTAATCTTGGTTAGGTTCTTCATATCCCAAAGCACGGCTTGAATCGCTCAATCCAGCGGTTGTTGGGTCATTGACGACACCGACCAAAACAAGGAATGCAAACAATACATTGACAAATACTAAGATTTTATCAACGGTTTGCCCAAATTCTAACTTAATGCCAAAGATATCTGCAAAGGCTTGAAATAGCAATGCAAGAGCTGGAACGAGTGCAAGCCAAAAGTTTTTATTCTTCAAGCGTACTGACCAGTTAATTTTGTTCATAGTAGTTACCTCTTAATTATTTTTATTTTGAATTAATGCTTTAAGTTCCTTCATATCCTCGCTTAAGGCTTTGACCTGCTCTGCGAGGATCAATAGAGACTTATTCTGTTCATCGTGGTTATCTAATCGTCTAACAGCCGTCAGACGAAAATCACGCATGTTTTCGATGTCTTTCTCGATCACGACCATGCGTTTTTCTTGCGCCACAACACTTCCTTTAAAATTGCCGTATATTCCAAGTAAGATCCCGACAAATCCGACCATCATCGAGATATCTTCTGGTGTAAAGTGGATCATAGATCACGCCCCTCTCTAATTAAATTGTTGGTTGTGGTGTAGCTGTCGCCACAGGTTGAGTTTCAAGGTCGCCAGAAGGTTGTCCTGGCTTTTCTTCCTTCTCTTCTTTTGGTTTCGTCCATTTCCAGATGCCGATTTTACCATTTTGATAAAGGCTGTTTAATTGATCCAAAGTTTCGCCTTGATAAGTAAATGTTTCGGTCACTTGGATCATGACACGCTTGCCTTCACCAAATGCTTCTGTATGATTTGGATCTTCAACAGTAAAGATTTCTTGTGGTTGATATGTTTTCCCAACTTGTCCAAGATCTACTAACTCAAGTCCACGCTTAAATATTGTAGGATCCATTGGATTGTCAACATCTGTTACACGAGCTAAAAGATTCCAATCAGCAACGTCCTTGATCTTCTGGATTTGGTTCGCTTTTTCTTCGTTATCCTTGGTGAGAGCTTGGATTTTGGCAATAGCATCATTGTTAGCTTCGACAGATTTGTCTAATTCTTTCTTGATTGCTACGACTGCGCCAGATGTGTCAAGTTCCATTCGGACGATGTTCAATACTGCTTCGACCAATGCAGCATCATCTTCGGTCATGCGGTTTGTTGGCAAAATTTCCTCAAAGACCCGGTACGGGAAGCCTTGCTTGATTGCTACCTTTGTAGTGTTAGCTACTGCATCGTATGATTTAAATTGTACTTTGTAATCCATTATTTAGTTACCTCGTTTTTGTTCTTGATTTCTTCAAAAAGATCCTTCAAGTCCTTATCTGACTCTAGGACAGAGCGATAGCTCTCAACTTCCTGAGCAAGTTGCGCTACAAGTTGCTGTGACTGTGTCAATCGTGCCTTAAATTCGGCTTCGTTGACTGTCTTATTTGCCAATTGGTTGGCTAAATCAGTGATGATTGCTACGTATATATTTTCTTCCATCTATTTACTCCATTATATAATGTGATCTCGATTGTAAGAGAAGGTGTTTAGCATGCTTTTCACTTTCGATTTCATTGCGTCGGTCATGTTTATTTGGCCGAGGGCATGGGCCCACAATTTCCATAAAGCAGCAACACTTTCGTCCAGACGGATAAACTCGGTCGGGATGTCTGTATCCGACTTTGTTTTTTTCGGAATGACAAAATGCCTACACCAAATTTCAGAATTTTTATTCCAAATGCCCGGCGTTAACGTTTGAGTTACCACACTAAAATTCCAGCCATCATCACCCGAAGCGTGACGCATGTGGTTGTAGTCCCCGTACTGAAAAACTTTATCAACCCCATTGTTTGAATTATTGTCGATCACAACTCCTGCAAAAGAGACAGAATTCCAATTTTTCGAACCGTTCCGATTACTGCCAATAATCGTCCTCGAATGTTTCTGATTCTGTTCAATGCTAGACTCGTATCTTATAAAGTGTGTTGGATATCCTGCATCTTCCCTCACGATAGCCGCTGTATTACTTGACATAGTTAATTGATTTTTAACTAAATCAAACAGAAGGGATCCATCTGATGACTGTATGCGATCTCCAGTAAAGCGATTTGCAGAAATATCAATCGAAGCTAGTTGTGCGATAAAGGCTTTTTGGGCCATTAATTCCCTGATGAATGCCTGATTAGTTACCAACTTGTTGATCATGGCAGAATCTACTAGCATTTTATCAGCCGTTACTGAGTTTGAGGCTAAAATCGGTGTGGTGACTGATCCAGCCTTCATGTGCCCAGTTTCCACGCTCTCGCTTGCAATGTGACGACCCAAAATAGATCCATCGACTACCATGTCCCCTTTTACTTTAATCAATTTTGCAATTAAAGCAATAGACTCTGGCTCTTGTACCATTAAGGAGCTGATCGTTCTTCCGTTAATACTCTTACCAGTACCGAAGGAAATTTGACTTGGTGTGATTTGGATATCCGTTTTTCTCACCATATCACCAATTTGGCTGGTAATTGTTGTGAATTGCCCATCTACGGTCTGTTTGTATTCGGCAATCTTAGACTCAATTTTAGTCTCTGAAGTGCCAGCTTTATCCAGTGGACTGGGCCTAAATGCTGGAATCTTAGATCCACGGACTAAAATTGGATTTCGTACCCAAAACTCTCCGTTATTTATAGCATAGATGTAGAATGGGAAATTTCCTGTTTTGTTAAACTCAAAATCACGATCGGCAGTGAAATGGAATTCTGCTCGAATCCACCTATCTTTCTGTGTATTTTTGTCAGCAAAACCTTGAACAAATATGGCAGTATTGTTTGAATGGTTTTTTAATGAAAACTCTAGGCCTTTGTCTACCTCTACACCAGACTTGATCATGTAATCAAATGCGATAGAGTATACATCACCTTGCAAAATGCGATCAATATAGATTGGGAAACAAGGTCCTAGCCATGTTGTGGACGGAGACCCATCAATTTTCATTTTGAAGATTCCGTCTTCCGGCCTTGAAAGCCTATTATTATTATTATTATTATTAGACACACTGTATTCAGCTAATGTGTCCGCAAATCTGATAAGATTGTCTGGTGTTGTATCTGTTGCAACACTTTCAAATCTTCGATTGATTCCAGCTACATCTTCCTCATATTTAGCTTTTGCTATGTAGCCTTGCTCTAGAATCTGCCTTGTTGCTTTCAGGGCATCTACAGCAGCCTTTTCAGAGTATGTCAACATGCGCTGTTCAAGTTCACCACTTGGACCGGTCTTTGTCTCTAATTTAGTTAATTGAGTGGATAGGCCTTCAACTGTCTTCTCAAAAGTGGCCTGTGCTTGCTCAACTAGATAATTTTGATCTTCTGGAGCAGGTTGCCATTTGCGGTCATTTGTACCCTCATAGAAGTCAAGCTCTGTCATAAATAGGCCGGCCCATCTGCCGTTGTCATTTCCAACGTATTCAAATTGCAAGTAGCCATCGTCAAAATCACCTACATTAAACTTAAATGATTTTTTAACAGCCATAGAGCTATCAAAAATCGGGCTTCCGTTTTTTTCGAAAATTAATTGTTTTCCTTCAAAATCCGCTGTACTTCCCTTTTTACGTTTGCAAAAATAAACTTTAAAACTCTTTGAATTAGCGTCAAAACCGAGCATGTTGAGCATATAGTCAGCGTTACGTTTAACGATAAAATGTGGACTTTGAACAATTGCTCCTGGTCTTAAAGAAAACATTCTCTTTTGGCCGTTAAAATAAAAGGTGTGAGCTGTAAAACTCATCTTTCCATTTGTTTCAGTCCAATATTTCAGTCCCTCATCTGCCCTTGAGTTCCTGAGCATGTTAGGGCCGCCACTAACTCCAATTGTGGTGAACTCTTCTTTGATACCATTAACTGTTTGTTCAACATAGGAACGATCTGCTTTACCAGTCGTCACATTGGTTAGGTCGAAGATAGCTTTTTCAGTCGTCTGCTCAAATCTGGATTGTGCGCCTTGGATCCCAACAAATTGGCTTTGCGTTTGAGCCTTGAAATCATTGATCAACTTCTGGATATCAGCATCGCTAGTCTTTAATTGATCAGTAGTAGTTTTCAAACCTTGCATATTAACTTCGATGCCATTGTACTGAGCTTTAAACTCTTCTACAATTTCATTCTTGTTTGCTTGGTTTGCTGCTGCGATCTTCTGAGTGACTTGTGCTGAAATTTCTTGCTTGACTACTTCAGCTTGCGCTTTGGCTTGTTCGATCCCATCTGTGATTTTATGTTCCAGCTCTTTTGCTTGCTTGTCATACTCAGCATTGGCATTATTTACAAGCTTCTGCACTTTCGCTTCGTATTCTGCATCATAAGACTTCATTTTCTTATCTACAGAATCGTTGACCATTCCTGAGATAGAGTCTGCTAAACTTCTAGTAACTTCACCAAATCCGATGCTAACAAGTTTGATGCTCATTGGATTAAACTTGTATTTCGTGATCTTTTTTCGCAAATCGACATCGTAGTTCTCGTGGAAGATGCTCACGATATCGAACATGTGTACTGGTTGATCTGCCTGGCCTACAACATCAATCTCAAGACTTTCTTCGATCATGTCACACAGAGTTTCACGGAAATAGCGCTTGCCGTATTCCTCAAGTGTTTTTTGATCCACTACATCCTGATCTTGTACTTCCATATCTGCTTCGTAGATATGCTTGTATTTATTGATCAGTGGGCTATCAATGGTCACGGTTAGGATCTGATCTTTCTTTCCTTCCTCGTGCGCTTCGATAACCTTTTTAAAATGGATCCGTGTTCTCAACTCTTTAGTGGATTTCGACCCTTGAAACGACTTCATGTTTTTCTTGTAGGAAAACAATGATTCGTTTTCGATTCCACCATTTTCTAGCAATCGGACACTGTACTTATCCCGGACAAGATCTCCACCCCACTGCCCAACGATGGAGTGCTTGTCTTTGGCCAAGGCTTCCATCGCTGAGACGTCTTTAAGATTGAGGGTGTGTTTTGACATCACATCAGAGAAAAATGTAAATGGTGTTTCTCGTTTAAATCCGGCAACAAGCGCATTCATTACAGTTGCCCCATTCACTCGATCGACATTGATCTTGTTGATAGAATAACCATTTAACAATGTAGCTACTTGATTAGCGTATACAGTGACATATCCATGTTGCTTTTCGACTTCAAAGATTGTAAAGTACTGTTCTCCGTGCAAGTCATCAGCAACTAGTTCTGTTTCTGGGGTTAACAATGCCCATTTGGGGTCTGAGGTTGGAAATTTAAAGGTAAGTTGATAGGTGCTGTTAGCTTCCTGGATAATTTCAGAGCTAAATGCTTCATTAAGAGGGAAGTTACCCTCTTGCAGATAGATCATACTTTATACCTCCAATTTCCTTTTATTGTGATTTTTGAAACAGTTCCTGAAACTGCAATACCAGACGTACCTGGAGCAATTTCGAAGAATCCACCTCTTTTTCTCAATGTATTTTTCAGATTTCCATTTTTGTCATAGACATTTTGTTTTTTATGACGGCAGTCAATTGTTGCTTTTGTATCAATCGTGAGTTGCATGGTTTGCTTCCCGATAGTGAGAGATACATCTCCATTGCCTTCAATTGTGATAACTGGTTCAGAATATACCGTTCCTGGATTGTTTACTGTGCCGTTACCTGTCAAAGTGACTACGGCATCATTATTTAAGTAGCGGAATGGATGCATCTTTAACTTGATTTCTAAAGTCCACGCATGCAAACCATTTTGCTTAAATGATGCGCTTTGAAAATCGGCATAAAAAATAGAGCCTGGTCGGTGACTAAACTCTATTTTATTTTCCTCTGGTTTGAATTGATTGACAATCGTTTCGATTTCGCTTGTTTTGACAACGTATAGACTTACTGTCTTATCGTACCCGTCATAAGCTCCATCATAAAGATTGTAATCTCCGTTAGCTCCGTAAATTGTATTTGATTCGACCCTTGGTGTGGCCGTCTGGTCTTCTCCGAAATCCGTCACATAGCAGTTTGGGATTGATCCAGTGTCAAATCCATTTATAATCATGTTAAACATTAGATTCCCTCCCTTGCCATGATTTTAGAATATCTTTGATAGCTGTTTTGCGCTAAAACATCACCGTCCAGATAGGTTTCTGATGGTTTTTCAAGGATAGCAGTAAGGATCTTTTCTAAACTTGCTCTCAGAATTGCGATCTCAGCAACGATATTTTCACCACTGTAGCTATTTCCGTTGGATGTTTCTTTAAATAAAAATTGCTGGCTGGCATTTTTCATTTCTTGCAAGAATTTGGCATCTTCCGGGATACCAACACCAGTTGCGTATCTTGGGAAACCAAGATTTTTCATCAGTCGCTTAGTTCTATCAGCTCGCAATACTTTTGATCCACGAGGCAGATTGAGGACAACATCCCGTCCATCTGGTATAAATGAGCTTCCGTCTGGTAATGTTACCATTTCTTTATAGACCGCATTTCGCTGGTCATTGACCATTGCGAGTCCACCTTCGTGGAAGTTCGTACCTTTTTCGTGTCTTGATCCAAAAACACGGGAGAATGAGTTAACTACTTTATTTACTACTTCTGTAGCTGTGATAGCCGTGTGGTGACTTGTTGGGATGCCGTTGATAGCGTTGGTGGCACTGTTCGCAGCATTAACCGCACTAGTGCTATCGCCTGTTATGGACTTAGTTGGGCTTGGTGTAGCGTTCCAAGCGTTTTGATTATCAATCGCTTGTCGTGCAGCAGTGATAGCACCCGTTGGATCACCTAATTGTGGTTTAACAGGGCTTGGAGTGTTATTCCATTCTTGCTGTTTGTTAATCGCTTGCTGTGCAGCATTATTCGCATTGCTTGGATCAGCGGTAATTTGTTTTGTTGGTACGTTAAATCCGTTATATAATCCTAAAGCGCCCATTGCTTGGTTAGTTCCAAGCGTTACACCGTCTGGAGTTGCAATCAAGTCCGTCTTATGGTCGGTAGGTAGTGTTAAGATACTAGACATTGCACTAGCGATAGCGCTCTTGGTCTTGTCTTCTGCATCCAAGTTAACTACGTGAGCCATACCAGTTAACGAATCAACTGCCAGTTTTACACGTTCGGCCTTATCGCTCGCAGCATCTTTTAAGATCAGTTCTTTCTGCTCTGGTGTGAGTGTATTCCAACGCTCAATGATCGCAGTAGCACGTTCACCCGATGATAGGAAGTCAGTATTCTTCATTAAGAGTTCTTTAACTTCCGCTGGCATAGCATTGTATTGTTCTAACAATGTTTTATTATCAAGGATGGCTTGCATACCTTGATTGTTGCCAACTACTAACTCTTTTTCTGCTGGAGTTAGGCTGTCCCATTTACCGACTTCAACCAATGCTTCACCGATTGTCATCTTGGCATTTGTTTCAAGATTGGCATGCTTGAGAATAAATTGCATATTCTCCCAACCGTTCTCAGCCTGCAATGCTTTTGTGACTTCTTCCTGAGCATTGGTCTTGACTTGTCCAGTTTTAGGATCAAATACCATTCCGTTCCACAAGAGATTTGCATCTCTTGTCTCTTGTGACATATTCTGGACACTTTTAGCCACAAGACCGGATGAACGACCTACGATGTCAGCAAATTGATCTGCCTTAGCCATCATCTTATCGTAATCAAGCCCAAGTTCGGCCCAGCTCTTTCGTAACTCTCTAAAATACAAGTCACGTTGTCGATCATCACCAAAATTGAGAGGGACTTTTTCGCTCAGTTTCTTTTGAAGAGCAGCATACTCACGGCCGAATGCTTCCATTTTGGACTTATGTTGAGCACTTAACTCTTCCATTTTTTGGTTATATTCAGCTTTATTGAGAGTTCCTTTGTCATACTCTTCTTTTAAAGCTTTTGTCTGGTCTTCGTAGAGTTTGATCTCATCTTTCAACCATTTAGCAACGACTCCGGATCCTTTCCTTAGCTGGGTTTCGTTCAAGTCGTTTATTTGACCATTCATCGCTTTGATGATGGCTGTGCGCTCATCTGCAGAAAATTTCTGTATTTCCAGTTGTTTGTTGATAAATTGGTTCTCGTAGTCGTAAATGAGAGCTTGTTCTTCACGAGTGATCTTACGTTTTTTGTCAGACGCATTTTGGTAGATCTGGATGATCTCATCAGTCATTGTCTGTACGTTTTTCTTCTGCTGTTCTGCTTGTGCTACAGCACGTTTTTGGACTTCTTCAGAAGCTCCAATTTTCTCAAGGTTTTTTTGAGTGCGTTGGAGATCCTTATCAATTGCCTTTTGCAGATCGCTCGAAAGTCCTTGCACACTCTTACGGACATTTTCAACGGCTTGAGATCCACCGTTTCCAAAACCAATCATTGCTTGATGGGCATCATCGATTTTAGCTTTTAATTTCGATAGTTCCTCTGCTTGGACCTTGTTTACCGAAGTTCCCCAGGTCCGAGTCCTCTCGTCTGCGTCTGCCATTTCTTTGGCCACTGCAGCAATCACACCAACAGCAACACCGCCTATTAGGACTCCCCAAGTGACAGGGTTCCCAAGCAGTGCGATCCCTTTTGCTAATAAGCCAGTGGAAGCTACTGCACCTTCTGCAGCAGTACTTGTCGCAGTGATGCCACTGGTTGCAGTTTTGAATGCAGAAGAAAGACTACTACCTTGTTTAAATAGTTGGAATGTCTTGCCTAATACAGAAAGCCCACCTCCGACTTTACCAATTCCTTGAGTAAGGAATCCGATACCTTTAGTGATACCTCCGATAACTCCGATACCTTTACCAAGAATAGATAAGGCTGGTCCTGCGCCTGCTGCAAGAAGTCCCCATTTGATGATATTCTGCTGCTGAGACTCGCTCATTTCGCTAAATGCTTTAGCCATATCAGCCAATTTTTGAACCCAAGGTTTTGCAGCCTGCAAACCGGAATTCATTGCTTTCAGAAGCGGTCCACCAAATTCAATTGCCAAATCAGTGATCTGGTTTTTAAAAATTTTTAATTGAGATTCTGTCGTTTCATAGCGTTTTTGAGCTTCGGTAGTAAGAGCTGTATTTTCTTTCCACGCACTATTTGACCTACGTACAGCTTCTCCCATCTTGTCAGACGCAGAAGCTAGTGATTTGAGCATGTTCCCTTGACGAATTCCAGACATGTCGAGTTCAGCAAGGATGCCATCCATGTTTTTGCCTTCTTCATGAGCTTTCTGGAGTCCTTTAATAAATGCTTGCAAAGCTTCAGCTGGTTTTTTCTTCCATGCAGTAGAAAATTGTTCTGCTGTCATTCCTGCTGTGCTTGCAATAAGTTGAAGTTTTTCTTTTGCTCCTTTGCCAACTCCAGCAACAGCTTTCCCGATACCAGTAAGTGTCTGGTTCATCGCAGTTCCACCTGCTTCAGCTTCTATACCTACGCTACTCATTGCAGTGGCAAGACCTAAAATTTCTGGTGTGGTCAGACCAGCTAGTTTACCGCCTGCTGCCAAACGATTGGTCATTTCGACAATATCACGTTCTGTTGTTGCAAAATGGTTACCAAGATCTACTACCGCTGATCCAAAGTGCGCAGACCATGTACCCAGATCTTTTCCAGAAACTTGCATGATATTTCCGATTTTAGCAATTGATGATGCTGCTTCTTCAGAACTCAAGTTGGTAGAAACACCAAGATTGATCATGGTCTTTGAAAAGTCCTTGATTGCTCCAATTGGCACCCCTAATTGTCCAGCTGCTTCCGCAACATTGGCAATTTCAACTGCACTTGAAGGCATTTCTTTTGCCATCTCACGAATACTAGCAGACAGCTTATCAAACTGTTGCGGTGTTCCATCTACAGTCTTTTTGACTCCTGCAAATGCCGTTTCATAGTCGATTGCAGCTTTTAAGGCAAATCCAGCACTTGCAATCAATGGAGCACTGACACCTTTTGTCAATGTCCCACCAAAATCAGAAACTTTCTTACCGAATGTTTGAATGTGATCTCCACTTTTAACCAAATTCTTCCCAAGGGCTTCCATTTTACCTGAAAAGCTATTTTCACGGCCTACAGCCTTCAATGCTTGTTCAACTTTGTACAGTTGCCCTTCCATTGCTGATAACTTAGCATTTTCTCGCTCAATATCAGCAGCAGCTTTGTCAAATTTAGCAGATCCAGGATCGAGCTTGTCGAAGTTCTGCTTCATTTGATCGAGTACTTTTTTCTGTGCTTCAATGGCTTGTCCTAAAGACTTGTATTTTGCTTTGAGGAGTTCTGTACTCTTACCATTGTTTTTCAATGTGCTGTCGAGCGCTTTGACATTATTTTGGAAATACTTCACAGCGTTCTTTGCACTTGTTAAGCTAGGGCTGAACTTTGACACGTCCAGCCCTAGCTCAATATACATTTGTCCTAGTGGCGTTCCACCTGCCATTTTTCCTCCTTTTACAAACAAAAAAAGCCCAAAGAGGCTTTATGCTTCTATTTCTCCAAAAATGTCAGCTAGATCTAAAGACGCATTTTCGGTTTGATCTTTATCAAGATCAATAATTCCGATCAGATCTTCCCAGCTTAATTCCATCACATCATGGACATTCATATTATATGGTCCATCAGCAACTTCCTTAACGAATTTGTAGAAACGTTTTAATACATTTCTAGGATCTATTTTTTCCCCTTTGGGTCCACATCACCCACAAGATGAGCATAAATTTCTGTGAACACTTCGATGATTCTTGCAAAATCAGTATGTTCTAGCAATTGCTCTACTGTCACATTTTCAAATAGTGACTCAATGAAGCCTAATTGTTGATCCAATTTTTCAACTTCTGTCTTATCTGATGTGAGTGAGTCGTTCAATACAAGGTAATCACGATAATCGCGAGTAGTAATTTCTTTACTAGAGTAAAGTACATCTTCTCCAGCTTCGTTCTTCATGGTAAATGTAATTTTTGACATTGTTTGCCTTTCTATAATTAAAAAAGCACCGAATGGTGCTTATTTTATTTTGTCCAAATTTTATTTAAAAATTCAATTTTATTAACATCATTATTCGAATTATCTTTATTCATTGCATAGACTATTGCGATAGTTGCCTTTCCTCCAGCTCTAATCACAACACTTTTTTTAGATTGGACTGCAACAGTGTCGTCATTAGTGATAACTGAGTCGTATGCGAGATAATTTCCTTTATCATCACTTACAAGCATTTTCCCTGGATTGATTTCAATGTTTGAAGAATCGTTATTGGTAATAACCAAAGTTACTGTAACTGGTATAAAACTATTAGAGTCATGCTCCATTGCCAGCATTCCAGAGGTTTGTTTTTTGGGTTCGTTGACTGTGATTTGAGTTTTGTCAAATAGAACTCCGTCCCCAAATTTGTAGCTAGTCAATGAATTCATTCCAAGAACGAAATCATTTGCTTCCAGAAATAAATCGTGATCTACGTTTGATACGTATGTAGAGAGCTTATCTTTTACCATGACAGCTCTGTCCTTCTCTTCCTTTACGCTCTCTAATTCCTTGTGTGTCTTAGAAAGTTGATTGTTGGAATTTACGAGCATAATAGCAAGTACAATGGAAACTAGAGTGATCATAATTGTTAATGTTATTAAAACTGTATTTTTCTTATTTTTCATAACAAAACCTCCACAACTTATTATATCAATAATTGTAAAGGTTTACAACGATATAAAGATAAATAAAGGGGCTAAATGCCCCAATTATTATCCTGCGACTGCCATACCAAGTTTTGCTTTCAATTTCTTGATTTTTGTTTCATCGCTACCAAAGTACATTGTACCGTACTTGTTCTTAGTTTGCTCATCAGTGCTTGCGCCTGCTGCAAATGATACATCTGTAGTAGCAAGCTCATCAGCTTTATCTTTGATCGTGTTAAGATCGATTGCATCCATTGACAGATTTCCTTTGTAGAATCCGTAGTAAGCTCCACCACCATCTGCAGTGTTTGATTCGAGCAAGATCGCAACATCTTTTGAAACTGTGTCAGCTCCAAAGTCAAGGATGTCATCATCGTTTTCATAGCCGAGAGCTTTAACGTAAAGCGCTACTGGAATGTCCAAGAGACCAAGGTCTACCTTGACATCTCCGACTCCACGGTTATTCACATGGTAGGCGATATTGCTTCCAAATGTTTTTGTAGGGTCAACGGCAAGACCAGAGATTTTTGCGGTTTGAGTCGCACCTTCTCCTTTTTTACCTTGGATGATAAAGAGGTTTTCTCCCTCTGTTGGGGTTTGATTCCCATCCAAAATTCGAACTGTAAGGCTTTTAAAACCAACTGTAGCAGTTCCTTGTTTTTGTTGTGTCATATTAAATTTCCTTTCTAATAATCGTCATACAGCTTGCTCTTCCCTTTGTAAGTTCTGGCATCTGCATAGCGTTTGATTTCAGGGATCCATTCATCTAGACCCCCAGCAATTTGGTAGAATCCTTGCGATTCCATCACCTTTTCGACTAACCCTTGCAATTTTTTGCATTCAATTCGGTTGGTCGATTCAACGTTAATTTGATAAAGAAATGTTTTCGAAAAGCTTGTATTACTTCCCTGGTCACTTTGGATAGGTGGTCCTAGTGGGATAATAACAATACTCGTCTGATCTGTCGGTAAGGTTTCAGGGCGCTCAAATGATTTGATAGTGATCTTAGAAAGTTCCTCATCGCTCATCAGAGCATCATATATTTCTGATATCTTGTCTTTAATCATCCAAGCCCTTCTCCTTTCAATTTAGTTGCTAACCTATATTTAAATTTTTCTTTGTTGGCTTCCGAAAATCTTCGGATAACACCGAATCCTCTTGGATGGGCCTTTTTGGCATATCCAAATTCGTTCAAATGCTCCAACCGCCAACGTGATCCAGCGCCAAAACCAAGCTTAACCATTGGCACTCCTTCAAAAGCACCCGTTACATTTCCGACTGTTGCGCTTTCGATTGTTTCTCCGGTTTTTCTGAAAACCTCTAGAGCTACTTGAAAGTCTTCAAGCGTTTCAGTTGCTGCGCCTTTCAAAGCTCTATTCGCAGACCTTCTCACTTTCGCATCGCCAAGCTTTGCTTCTAAATTCCGGATGACTTCATCAAAGCCTCTTAATGTAGCGCCACTAGTCATTTGATCCACCAATAACAACAATTAAATAATCACGGTTGTCATAATCGGGACGAACGTCAATGATCTGCCATTTTTTATTTTCTAATCGGTGATCATTTACTTGTACAAAATGCTTATTATCAGGTTGATAGCTTGTCAAAGGATCTCTTATTTTCAAGGTCATCTTTGCAGTCATTGATTTACCTGTTGAAATTTCAATATCCTTTAAACTAGGTGAGTAGATTTTTGCGAATGTATAAAATACTTTCTCAAAACTCACATCCCGGCCATCTAATCCTTCAAGTACTTTTGAGTTATAAAACTCTACTGGAGTTCTTAATTCACTTGTATTGGTTTCTGGTTTCTTGTATTTAAACTCAGGCTTATTCATCTTCCACAACTACATCTTCGTTTAGATTTTCCGAAGCTACTAAATCGTATTCTTTAACAAAATCAGGTAATTTCTTCATCAATTCGTTTTTTCGATCATCATCGACTTCAAAAATGTCTCCAACGTGTCGGACAACATTTTCTTTTAAGTCAAAGAAATCTTGGATTGTTTCTAGCACTCTTTTCCTCCTATTGGGTGGTTTTGAAGTGATAACTCAAGGAGTTCTCCTTGAAAATTTGCAAAGAAAAACTCGACCTGATCATTGTACAGATATCTTGCACGTTCAAAAACAAGCTCTTCAGTGCGAGAATCTGACAAATCAAAAGCTCCTGTTAAGTCGAGAATTGCTTTTTCGGATGAAACTAACATCCTTGAAAGATTCCCGTCTTCGGCATCATGAAAGATTTTCATCCGCTCCTTGAATGTTCCTAGAAGCGGATGAAGTTGTTTTGTTTCTTCCATTCGGTGTCACCACCTATTATTTAATTTTCAATACCCAGACAGCAGCAGTCTTTTCATCATGAGCCTTACCGTAAGCAAATTGCTTAGCAGTATAGAGGTTCAAGTCTTCGAGAGCGTAAGTCTCTGTGAAACGACCAAACTCGATTCCACCACCTACGAATGCATCGTATCGACCTTTGACGAATGTAGTCACTTTACCAGCGGTTTGAGCAACTGATTCAACCAAGATCAAGTTGTACGGCATTGCAGTCACATACGTTCCTTGAGCGTTCAAGGAAGTGTATTGTTTCTTGACATCCCACGCATCCGCTGGATTGACTACCATAACAACATTTCCTTCAACCGCCACTGGGTCACCGTTAGACTTAACAGAGTGATGTTTGTACACCGCAGTCAATTCTTTGACAACTGTTGCAGAGTCAGCAAATGTAAGGTTTGCAGTTTGGGCCTCTTTTTCTGCAAAAGTTGTTTTATTGCCAGCAGCAGTTCCAGTGAGGGTACGAGAAAGACCGATAGGCTTGCCGTCTCCGTCACCGTTCAAGAAGGCAGCTTCCAAAGCAGCAGCGAACGCTTCTGTGATTTGAGCGGATACGAATGATTGCAACCAAGCTGGACCGAATTTTTCAGAGTCTTTAGGAATGACTACAAATGCAGTCAATTTGTTTTGGATCGCTTCTTCTTCGTTGAAAGCTTGTTTCAATTGACCTTGGATTTCCCCATTGATCTTGCCCCAAACAGCTTCACCAGTTTGGGTTGATTTGAGGAATTTAAGGCGGATGCCAGCATTGCGCAATCCAATGTGTTGCAAGAGTGGGCGAGATTTTACCATATCGTCAAAGATACGATCAATGGTTTCTTGTGGGAAGAGTTTTTCTACTCCTACAGGAGCAGTTTTGTCGATGTCGTTGAAGAATTCACGAGCTTCGGCAGTCAATTTAGCATCATAAGGATTCATTGCTGAAACTTCCTCATGAGCAGCATGACGAGCTTGTTCCATCATTTCGTTTGTCATCGACTCGATCATTTCATTGTAGAGTTTCGCTTGCTCTTCTTGAGGCGCACCATTTGCCACTGCGTTCAAAAAGTTCTGACGAATTTCGTTGAATTTGTTTGATAATTTCATTGTCATTATTATTTTTCCTTTCTAAAATGCAAAAAGACCGAACCCTTTAGGTACAGCCTTGTTTGTGTTATTTTCTGGACTTTCTGGAAGGGTGAATCTCTTCTGTACGAATTCACTATTTTCAAAAGTCTCTTTTTCAATCTGTCGAGCTTCCAGCTTATTAGCTACTAGCTCAGCGATTTTATCGACATCCGGAGTCATTGCTGACTTCATCTTGTCGATAAAATCATGTGGGATCATTGGAGTTTCGCTTGCAGCAAACGTAGGAGCAATTTCTCCAGCAAACATGATTCTGTCGGCAAATCCTTGATTTACTGCTGATTCAGCATCGAACCAGGTAGTCTTGTTCATCAGATCCAATAAATCATCTAATGCTTTTCCAGTTTTATCAACATAAGCATTTGCGATTGATTTATTAAAACCTTCAAGTACTCCAGCTTCATGAAGTAGAGTGTTGTGGTCTCCGTCGACTCGTGATGACACGTTGTGGATCATCATTTGAGCAGTAGGGCTAATTTCTACTACATCACCAGCCATTGCGATAACGCTCGCTGCGCTTGCAGCAATGCCCACGATTTTAACAACTACTTTCCCTGAGTAGGCCCGTAATGCAGTATAGATTTCGCTACCTGCATATACATCTCCTCCTCCTGAATTGATGTGGACTTCGATGTCCTCACCCGTTTCCGGTAACACTACATTTTTAGGAGCGGTACAGTCCCAACCAAACCAATCATAAAGCCGAACATCATCGTTTGACACGATTGTTCCTTTAATCGGAATCACTTTCATCTTCTTTCTCACCTCCCTTCTCTACATCCTCACCAAGTTGATAGTTCTTAGTGATCAGAGGCTTGTCGCCCCACGGTACAGCTTCAAGGCCAAGTTCCTCACGGACCTCATTGATAAGCATGGAACCAGAAGAAATCAGCTTGTCAATACTTTGAGCAAGCGAGAATTTGTCTCTTTGCCCTTCGCCAACAATGACAAGACGCTTGTTGTCTTTGTACTCGCTTTTGCTTAGTAAAGCAAAGTTCAGACCATCGCTCATCTTCTTCACAAGTGACTGGTAGCAATAGCTGTTAAACATCTTCTGACTATTTTCCAGGTTAGCCATGTCTCCATGCATCAGCGCAGTGGGAATTCCTAAGATGTCTGCCACCTCATCATCGAATTGCCTACGAAGTTTTTTCAACTCATCTACAGACAAATTCGATGTACCTGTAGTATTGGTCAGCTCTGAGTATTCCATTCCTTCTTGAGCTGGGACAATTGCTACTGTCTTTGTCGTAAATGATTTAAAGAGACCGTCTGCATACCGTTGCATCTTTTCACGCTTTGATTCGTCAAAACTTGCATTCGTTCTGGTGCTAAGTACTCCACGAATCTGATTGTTTCGTGCAAGTGCTTCAACCAGTCGAGTGTGTAGTTTTTCATAATCGTTGAAGAGCTGCGTGAAATATTCTTGAAGACGATTGTTGTTGTATTGCAAGAAAATGACTTCATTCATCTTGAATGGTTTCTGGAAAGTATAGTTTTGACAGCTCACAGATGTGAATGTATCATCGAACACAGCATATTTCTGTCGAATGTACGAGTCAGCGATCAATAACTGATCATCATTCGATAAGAAAATTAGTACTTCGTTTTTGGTCAATAAGCGATAAACCGCCTTTTGCCAAAACTCAGAAGCTGATTCATTTTTATTGGGCCTTACATTTAACAGATAATCCCAATCAGTAGACTTCTTTTTCCCATTCTCAACAAATTTGAACTCAGATCTTGCAAAGATACGGGCCACAAATTCAGCAGCCTTGTCAATCGACAAGCTCTTTAGTTGCAGATTTCCAAAGATCCGCTCCAGCTCATCAAATTCAAAACTTGGTTCCGGAACTTCTCGCTTGAATAAATTTAGCCATCCCAAGGCACCTCCTCCTTTCTAAAATTTTATGCCTACCACCCACCCGGATATTTTTTACCGTTTGAAGAAAGATTTTTTAGAGCGTTTTAATTCCTTCTTGATTGATTCAAATTCTTTATTTGTTTGTAAGACATTTTGACCGCAAATATCTTCATGTCGCTTCACGGACTGGCTCAGAGTATTCAATTCAGCAGTGATTGAGCCAATCTTGCTCAACAATTCCATGTTTTCTTTGCTCACTACAGCAAGCTCGCATTCAAGCCCTCGAATCTTTTGTTCAAGTTGTTGTTTCTTCTTCATTCGTTTGTTCATTTTGTTGTCCTTTCTAAAATTCCCAATCTTCGATCACATCAAGAAAGTCTCCAACAGTACTTTCTTGAATGATTTCTCTCTTGTAGAGAGCAGCAATAAAGGCATGGAAACCGTCAGTCTTTCGTCTCAACGGTTCCTTTTTCAAAAATCTCTTGTTTCCGTCTTTGTCTTCTTTGACAAAGGTATTATCGGTATACCAGAGCATTGATTTGTCGTTTTCAAAAATGAATCTTTCATTCGCAAATCCATCTTCAATGATTGGAGCTACCTTCGACTGTATCGCCCCTGGATTTCGCAAGAATTCATACTCAAAATCAGCTTCTTCCAGCAATGGTTTTAGCAAGTCCATTCGAAATCCGTCTGCGCAGACAATTTCGATATTGTACAGCTTGCGCCACTGGATCAATTTATCAACAAGTAATCTTGGATCTATACTTGGACCGTCTACGATAGTGAAGAGCCCTTGCTCCTGCCATTCACGGATTGGAGCTTTGATTTTAAACATATCCAAAAATTGCTTTCTAGCAAAACTGTGTTGCTTCCAGATAAATTCATCACCGTTTTTAAAGAGTAGACCAACGCTGGCAAAGTCTCTGATGCTTGCGTAGTCGAAACCAGCGACACAAGATCTTCCTGAGAGATCTATGCCAGGGCTTCTCAATGCAGCCATTAACTTTTCACGAGTGGTCACATCTTTTTCGATGTCGGCTTCTGGCAGATTCATCCGCTTTGTCATAAATTCTTGTCTGCCTGATGGTTCTAATTCTAAGTCATCATAGTCAGCTTTCGTTCTAGCTAATAGACGTTTGGCATAAGGTGTTGTCTCATCCAGCATTGGATTCGCTTTTGGCCAATTAGTCATATCGTCCACTTCTTCCGGATCATCTAACTTGCAGATAAAAGGGAATAGGCGGAACTCGTCAAGCTCGCCATTCAAGATCTTCATAGATTTTTCAATCATTTTGTCGTAAAACCCTTCACGAACGTGTCCATTTGTACCGTTGTAAAAGGTTCGAGCATGGGCAATCTTACCAAGTCCTGATCGCTGGATTTTAACTGCAGAGTCATTTTCAAACTGGTGAATTTCATCGAATTCAAGGCAGCCATCACGAGCCGAGTCCATTGTCTTTGGGTTGTTTGTCCGATAAGAAAAGACCGAGTTATTCCCTCGGCCTGTAATAGACATCTTTGTCAAATAGTAATGGTCTTCCAATCCTCTTCGCTGGACAGTCTCATAAACTTCCTCAAACGAGACCTTGCCTTGCTTCTCAGAGTTAGCTGTGATAGTCACATCGTAATCTCTGACAGGATAGAGAGGACTGATGAAGAATGCGTCCCGGCTGGACATAAAACCATTCTTTCCTCCCCCACGAGCAAGGGTCAGCAATATTTCATCAAATTGAGGTTCGCCATCTTCTTTCCGAAAAAGAAAGATAAATGGCGTGATGAACTTTTGATACTTAGCCAGTGGAAAGAAATTCTTCTCGGTGAACTGGATATATTTCTCAATCAAATCATTGTCAAAATATAAATCATCCCTCGGATAGATTTTTTTCTTGATGATTTTGAATAAGAGTGAGCGTTCTTTGTTGACTTTGATTTTTCCTGATTCGGCAAGTTCGATGTATTCATCAATCAAAGGGTGAGAAATCACAATAGATCACTTCCGTCTGATGGTGGCTTCTTCTCCACTGGTGAATTTTCAACCTCAAAGTCAAATGATCGCTCAATCGCTAGTAGCTGATTGCTGGTTGTATTGATTTCTTTGATCAACGAGTTCGCTTTCTGAAATCTTTGTTGGCCGTTGTGGACGGTGATGACTAATCCATCTTGTTTGAGACGTTCTTTCAGCTCATACAGTAGACGGACCAGATAGAGATAGCGGTGAACTTTTTCGTACTGAATCGCATCTTTCTTTCGTGTGCTAAAATTGCCGATTTTGGAAAGTAACTGGTTTTCCAATTCTTTTATATTTTTTTCTGAGTATTCTTCCATGAGCCCCCTCCCCCTTTAAAAATAGTGCTTTGCATTTGGACAATCGACCCCTCCCACCGGTTCCCAGAGACCGATTTTTTTCGATTTTTTTCGACCGGGGGGTCTTTGAGTTTTTCAAAATTTTAAATTTTCATCCCCACCATTCGTCAGAACGAAAATTTTTATTTTGCAACTTGGATGATTTGCGGAATTGAAAGCGATGATGTCGCTTATTGTGACACTCCTTGCACAAAGTACGAAGGTTGTCGATATCTAGAGCAAACTCTGGATAATATTCTAGCTCTTTGATGTGATCGACTTCGAGGTTATCTGTCGTTACCTTTCCCTGATCTCGACACCAGACACATTCAAAATGATCTCGACTCATTGCTTCGAGTCTCAGTTGTCTCCATGATCTTGAAAGATAAAACTCTCTGCGACTCTCTCTTGTCGAAACATCTACTTTCAATTCTTAAATCCTCTGTAACATTTCATACTTTCAATTATCTGTTTCTGAAATTCATTATATTATTTCTGAAAACTATGTTGTTTTTCTCTCTTGAATTAGACATATCTTATATTCTGTCTGATTCGCACCAGCTTTAAAAAGCCTGTAAAATAAATGAATAGCAGGCAACTAATAAAACTAATTAGCGTTTTACTCGTTGTGTCTAATTGATAACTATAAATCAAAATTAGACATGGCTTTATCTCGTTGATCTTGTCTAATCCCAATGTACCTCAGCGTAATTGCAGGAGATGAATGATTAAATAGATCCATGAGCATTGCCACGTCTTTAGTCTTTTTGTAGTAATGATAGCCAAATGTTTTTCTCATCGAGTGGGTGCCAATGTTTTCAATCCCGCACTCGATAGCTGCGGTCTTCAATATCCAATCGACTGTCCGCCTGTCCAGTGGTTTGTTTTTTCCGATGCGACTTTGAAACAGATAATGATGCAGTGGCATATCTTTGATGTACTCTCTGACTTCTTTTTTCAAAGTCTTTGTCATCTTGAGCTGTTTCCTTTTTCCAGTCTTCTGCTCTTTGATTTTGATATACCAACCTTGCACATCCTTTACTCGTATTCGAAGAATGTCGCCCACTCGTAATCCGGAATTGATGCCAAATAAAAAGAGCAAGTAGTTCCGCTCATTCCATTCTCGCAGATATTCCTTCATAGCTTGGATATCATCCTTATCCCTGATTGGGTCCACAATGTTCACAGTGCCACCTCCTTCCTAGGTAAAATAAAAAGCCAGCTTGTGCTGACTTGGCTGATATTAGGAGTACAGGATTCGAACCTGTGACACGCCGGTTATGACCCGACCGCTCTACCAACTGAGCTAACTCCTAACCCGTTTCATAAGGATCCATCGGTTCGGTTTTACCAGATGATATAATTTTACCACCTTATTTTTAAATTTTTTCCACACTTTCGACTGTATTTTTAACTTTTTTCCAAATTAATATTAATCTTAGTGTTCACAGAAAGTTCATAGATTTTCTTTTCTAGTCCGCTAAAGAACGGCTCGATCACTTCTTTGTAAGCAAGTGATTTACTACAATGTAAGTATTTGATTGATGCTCCCTCAACAGTTAGAGTTCCATCAATGTATACTTCTTTGATTGCAGCCCATTGTTTTTCGGGTGTTAGAATTTTGATAGTGCTGATTGCCTCTCGAAGTAATTCGAGACGATGTAGTTCTGGATCCGATTCTTTTTTGATAATATCGGCCAGGGCTTTCGGTGTCATTATCTTATTACTCTTGATCCCTGTATTTGGATCGGTTGGTTTCCAAGGTACTTCAATTTCTTCAATCCGTTCCTTGATTTCTTTCTCGAATGGATACTGTTGCAAAGCCAAAATTAAATACCCAAACCGACTTCTTAGATTCATTTACTATCCTCCCTACAGTACACTTCTATAATTCCATTCAATCCTAAACTTTCACGATAAGCAAGTGCCTCGGATCTAGCATGGAATTCTTTCTCTGTATACTTTGCTGAATGTTTAGGATCGCTCCAACTTGAGCGTCCATGGTATTTCCTAACAACATATACCCTCATTTATTGTCCTCCACATCGATGATATGATCAATAATACGCTTTAAATCTCTTATATTGTCAAATGGCATCACTGCATCATACAGATCCTCAAAATATGAATCAGTAACAAATAAATCATCCATGCCAAGTACAGCGATCTCTAGTTTGCCATTTATTTGGGCAATAGATAGAGTTCTGTTGGCCCGTATTGGTATATGTACATTGTCTAAACTCATTACTTGTCCTTTCTTAAATCATTAGTTGTCAGTTTGCTTGCGTTCATTCGTCCTTTATTCACGTTAAGAGGCTTACTTGGTTCTTTCCAAAATGAACTACCACGGTAACAGTGTCTGTGATAGTTTGCTATTACACTATCGTTTTCATATAAAACAATGCCAGTCCCTTTCTTGATTTTCTTACCGCATATATCACACCTCATCGCTTGTCCTTTCTATTTTTAAAAGCTATCACACTGGCCCATATCAGCCCAGAGAGCCAAACCAGTGCGAATAGTAAATAGATAAAGTTTTGTAGGTTCATGTTAATTCCCATCTATTTGTTATACAGTATTACATTGCTTGAGTGAGTGTAATATTCCTCGCCATTTTCAAAAGTTACGCGAATGCTATCTTGTTCGTCATATTTTGCCCATTGCTTTACTTCACCTTCGACAATTCGTCCGTCAACTAGTCTGATTTTTGCGTATTTGAAAGTAAAAGTTGTTCCAAGAATATCTTTATTTCCACACCCCGATAGTGTTATAAAAGACAAACAAACAAAAACTGTGATCAATAATTTTTTTATCATATTCCTACCTCTTCCTCTACTTCAATATTTTATAGCGCCCATCTTTTTTGGACTTATTCCTTTTAAAAATAGGGTTCTTTTTTTCCTTCTTCTGCTGCTTGTGATATTCACTGTCTTTATTGAAGATAATATCTTCATATTCAATAAGTTCAAGAATAAAATATCTAGATAGGTATCGTTCAGGTTGTTTCATCCCTCAACCTCCTAAATTGCTAAATGGAACTTCCCACTCATAATTGTCGTATTCATAACAAACATTTTTGATAATTTCACCTTTTGAAATTTCAATTTCCTGTGTGAATCCCATGCCACATTCAAATGTAAAAATTTTAATATCAACATCAAACTTACTTGAAATTTCTTGATAATTTTCTGGAATAGCACTCCATGCTTGCTCAAAATTATCCAGTTCAACGATACAAAATTCTTCTTCAAGCCAAACTTCTATTTGTTTTTGGTCAATAAATGCTCGTCTTGTACCATTGATGTAAAAATAGGGAGCTGTGTTGTTGAATTCAAGTAGAGTGCCATCATATTTTTCTTCTAATGTTACAGTGTCGCTTAATAGCATTTCTTTCAATGCTGATGAAATATTTTCGCTTCTTCCTCTTAATTTAAGAGATCCTTTGGCCCAATTTGGCATTATTCCTACACCTCCTCAACTTCTATTCCCGGACAATCAAACACCCAACCGTTAAATATCATATCCATAATATCTTCCTTTACTTCCTATGCCAGTTTTTATCAACGTTGTCGCCCAAGAATAGCTTTTGCCAAAGAAAATACTAGCTTCTCTTCGTGTGTTGAAAAAATATTTTTTATCTTTTAAAATATCTACAATTACGCACGCTTTCTTTGTTTTGTCCGTCATAGCTTTCATATGTTCATCGCTAGATATTTTAGCCAATCCTTTTTTATAGGCTCTTACTGTATTTTCTTTACCTGTTACCCATTCCAAATTCTCTGCTCTATTATCAGTCTTAATACCATTCACATGGTCGACTTCCGGTAAATTATCTGGGTTTGGTATAAATGCTTTAGCAACTAATCTATGAACTCTAAACGTTCTTTGTCTTCTCTCTCCTTTTGCTCCAATTTGAAGATTTACTAACACATAGCCAAATCTTTTCACAACCCTTGTTTTTATATTCTTTTTAGTTTTTTTATTTCTGATATTTCCTTTGTTTGAAACATCATAATCTAGAGCATCTAAAATTGTCTTCCATTCTTCATTCAACTTCTTCAACCTCTATTCCTTCACAAGAGAAAATCCAGCCGAAGCCGGCGCTTTCAAGTTCTTTCCGGGTGCAGTGTGTTCCTACAGCGGGTCCATTTTCAGCATCAGCGAAATACCATTCAGCATCAATTGAATCATAATTGAGATAGCTAGTATTTTCTCTCAATCCTTTCATCTTCACCAGATACCGCTTCTCTTTCTCGACTGTGTAGCCGAATTGGTGCATATTTACAAGGATTTGAAATGGTTCTGTTCTTGAGTCTCTAAACCATCTTTTGAAGTCAGACTCATCTTGTCTATCAAATAGATACAAATAATTAAAAACTGCAAACTCAAAATCATTTTTATGTTTTTCATACCAATCCGCTACGAACTGCGGAACGGCTGGCTTCTGCGGTTCGTCTAGTTTAGAAGCAAGTTCTATTGCCGTGTCTATCTCAATATATTCTACTTTGTTACCAAAAAGATTCTTTAAACCTTTCATCTGTTCAATCAACTCTTGTTTATTCATCACTCCACCTCCGACACAGTTATGTTGAACGTGTGACCGTCTAAAACAAACTTTCCATTGCTCCCCAAAATATTATCATCTACGATAATTGCTTTTGCTGTATCTACTACAAGCTTTCCTACTTGTAATGCAAACACAAAATCGTCTATCTTGGGCATTTTCTCATTTTTTATCATTTCGCCACTTGGTGGTTGAGGGTAGCTCATCCAGAAAACTACGTCTTCATCAGTGTTCTCAAAACCAATTCCTTCTCCATAATCAATCCAGGTATCGGTGTATATATTTTGAGTCTCTGGATTATAGACAAGGACTTCTTCATCAATTTCTGGAGTTTTACCTTCCCAAATGTACTCAATAGCATTATGAAAAAATTCCTTTTCATCTTCAGCAATATTCCTTGTTGTTAACTTATTCCATTCCATTACACTACTTCCTTTATTTCTGAATATAGGATTTCCATGTTGAACCCACTGTCAATAAACTTGTCTGTCAATTCTTTGTTAATACCATTCCCCAGACACTGCTCGTTCATCCTTCCACCTCCTCAATCTACGCTTCCTTCAAATACTGGTTAAATACACCTTCGTCAAGAACTCCATTCTCAATTAAAGTCTCAACAGCAATTTCAATTTTAATCAAACGATTTAATTCTTTATTAGGCAATGAAGCCATGATAATCTCTTCCATTATTTCACCTCTACTATTTCTCCCGTGAATTTGTTTTCAAGACATCTAAACAGTTCATATTCTCCGTTGTTATACGAATAAACTGCCGTCGTTGTCTCTTCCCACTGACTTTTAGTATATGGGTATCTGTTTGGTCGTGTCATATTACCACCTCATATATAAATATTTCGTATCAATATCCTGTTCTAAAATACACTCTTTCAACGACTTCAAAGCTTCCAATGCTCCGCTGACTGTCCCCCATTTGTTTTCAGGTTCATACTGAGTATACTTCTCTGGATACCATTCTAACTCAGATATACCACGGGAGATATTATCTAAAATGTCAGCAACATTGTATGTTGTGTTTATGTTAAAATCCCAATTCATGGCAACTCTGAACATTCTTCCAAGATTGTAGGTTGGAGAACTATATTTAGGTTCGGCAATGCAAATATAATCTCCATTTTCTATTTTTGCTAATATTTCCAAATCATAACTCATTCTGTTACCTCCAACAATTCGGGATTCTCCAGCGAGTTCCCGATAACCTCAAATTTATAATAAGAGAGATATAGCGGTTGCCATTCTGCCGTTCTACTTTTCAGTTCATCTACAAACTCGTAGATAAAACAAGCGTAAGAACCATGCCATTTAACAATAACTTTTCTGCCATTATAATCAAGGATATCTTTTTCAAAAATTTCCTTACCGTTCTTATCCTTGAGGCCTGTTGATTGCATGAGGATAACATCTTCCCCGTTTCTCTTATCTTCAAATTTTAATGGAACTGATGTAGAGCCATCACTGAACTTCCCGATGATCTCCTTTCTGACAAATGAAATCATCAATATTTCATTGATCATTTCTTCCGCCAGCACATACCACGCTCTATACTTTAGAATCATTCTTCCACCTCCTCAAAATTTCTTTGGTTTATTTCTTTTGAAAATAGGATTCTTCTTTTCTTTTTTCTTCTGCTTGTGATATTCACTGTCTTTACTAAAAATAATATCTTCATCTTCAATAAGTTCTCTGATAAAGAAATCGTCTGGAATCATTGTGTTACCTCCTCAACTTCTATGCTTCCTTTAAATATTCATTAAATACATCTTCATCAAGAATTCCGTTTTCGATTAGATTTTCAACTGCGATTTCAATTTTAATCAAACGATTTAATTCCTTGTTTGGCAACGAAGCCATAATAATTTTTTCCATCACTCCACCTCCTCAACAAAGTAAGTATGATAAGTTCTTTCATTTCAATTCCATCGCTATCGCTTCGATCACGTTCACGGTCACGCTATTTCCTGCTTGCTTGTATAGTTGAGAGTTGCTATTGACCTTTTGCGCCTTATCAAATGCCCAATCAGGAAATCCTTGCAACCTCCAACATTCTCTGGGGGTTAGTTTTCTGATTCGATAGCCATCTGATAAGTGATTATTTTCGTGATAGCTATTACTTGTCAAAGTAGGAGCGATATCATGTTCTCCACCTTGATTATAACCATGACCACGCTGGATGATTTTAGGCTCAAGTCCTCCCCCTTGATAGGCTCTGATGGTTGGTGCAATCCCATCTGTTTTGTAAACAACTCCACATTGATTGAAATTGGGTTGCAATGTTCCAAATTGTTTTATAGTATTGCTTTTTACCGCTATTTTCTGCCCCTCTCCCTTATTTGTTGTAAGTGTGGGAGCTAGACCATTAGCCTGATAGACTTCTCCATTCATGCCATTGCCGGACGGATTAACATTTCCGATTTTTATTACCGATTGACAACTAATTGGCTGACTTTCTCCACTGAGAGGAAAAACGCTTCTGGTACATTGTCCTCTAAGATGTCCGACAATGAACACACGTTCCCGGTTTTGGGGGACTCCAAAATTCTTGCTGTTAAGCACTTGCCATTCCACATCATACCCCAGTTCATCAAGCGCTCCGATGATTGTTTTAAAGGTGTTTCCTTTGTCGTGGTTGAGGAGTCCTTTGACGTTTTCAAGAAAAAGAAGTTTAGGTCTGAGAATAGATGCGAACCTTGCGATTTCAAAGAAGAGAGTTCCTCTTGTATCTTCAAAACCTCTTCTAGCTCCCGCAATTGAGAAAGCTTGGCACGGAAATCCTCCACAGATAATATCCACACGTCCGATTCTTCGAATAGACTCATCTGATACCGTTGTGATGTCATGTAATTCAATCTCTCCTCTCGTATCGTGTATGGCTTTATAAGACTTGCGAGCAAATTTGTCAATTTCGCAAAACCCTACACATTCATGCCCGGCGGATTCCATCCCAAGACGAAATCCACCAATTCCTGCAAATAGATCCAAAAATTTCATTCAGCACCTCTCAAAATGGCAAATCGCTTTCATCGATGTCCATCGGATTTGCGTAGTTAGGTGGCATCTGTTCTGTCATGCTGTTTTGATTTGCGGTATTGTCACGCTTTTCAAGAACTTGGAAACTTTCTGCGACAACTTCAGTCACATATACACGTTGTCCTTGCTGGTTCTCGTAACTTCTTGTTTGGATTCGTCCAGTGATCCCCACAAGCATTCCCTTCCTCGTCCAATTGCAGAAGCGTTCTGCTTGTTCTCGCCACATCACACAGTTGATGAAATCTGCATCATATTCATCATTTGCATTTTTGAAATTACGATTGCATGCAATATTGAATTGAGCTGTTGCGATGTTGTTAGGTGTGTAGCGTAGTTCTGCATCTCTGGTCAATCGACCAATAAGAGTCACATTGTTAATCATTATTATCCTCCGACATTATTCGTTTCAGCAGCTTCCTTGACTGCTTCTGCTTTCTTGCGTTCCTGCATTTGATATTCTTGATTTAATTTATTCAAAATGACATCTTGTGCAGTATTTTGTTCTGCCATTCTTTGAATGCTCAACTCATGCTCCTGAATCGTCCATTCCATATCTTTGATTTTGTTTTCTTGATCTACTAATCTAGAATTGAGATTGATAGCAATGACTAGTGAAATAACTGCCAATGAGATCAAATTAATAATCAGCCAATTGATTTTACTTTTCATCTTCAACTACCCTTTCTATTCTATACTGGCCAGCTTCTCTTCCTTGTTCATTCAAGTGTATATAATACTTGAGAATTGACACATCTTTGCCAGTGATCTTGCTTAGTTCTTTGATTGGAGCAGTACAGATGTATTTTCCTTGATCAAAGAATCTATAATCTGTCAATTCTTCTGGATCTCCCATCAGTGCCTTCTCGTCAATGTTGAAGAATTTGCATAATTCTTGGACATGAGCTGGTTTTATATTTTTGTTTGTGATCCATTGTTGAATTGTATTTGGATTTCTATTCAATTTCATTGACAGCTCTTTGCGTGTTAGTCCTTTACCAAGGATCAACAATTGCAATTGTTGACGAAAGTGATCCATCTGATTTCTCGTGTAATCTCTCATGCTGTCACTCCTGTTCATGACTTTTTTTCAAATCCTCAATGAGCCATTCAAGATATTTCTTAGCCTTATCCAAATCTTCAAGCCCATTCTTCTTCTGGAATCTACATAGATACTTGATAGCATTTCCCCAATAGAATCCCTGAACCCCTTTCAGATTTCCTGCAAAGTTCCGGATGACATCAATGGATTCCAGACCATATTCACCGCAATAGTGATTTGGCTTATTCACTGAATCATTCATTTCTTCTAGAATTTGTTCAAATGACCGTTCTTTCATTTTAGTCTTTCCTCCTTAATCCAAATACCGTCAACCAATTTTCCTTTGCGGTCCTTGATTTCTTCATAGGCTTTATTTAAGCACTCCACAAAATCATAGTTCAGCATTTGAGAAATTCGCATCAATTCATGTACTACGCTTTTGAGTTGGTAGCCTTGACGGTTAAAATAAGATGCCAGTGCTTGATCAACCATCAATACAAAATAATCTTCTGTTTTTGCAGCTTCTGAGAAAATGAATTTCTCTTGTTCTGGGAAAATTTCTTTTGTGTTGATTCCAAGTTGAAGAGTCAAGCCGATCAATACAACAGTGATGTCTCCAATACTATCTTTAGTCACTTCTTCATCTTTTTCAGCAATTCCTCTCGACAGCTCACCGATTTCTTCATAGAGCTTCAGGAATTGCTTATTGGGTTCTTGAGTGTGTAAGTTGCGGTCATAAAACCATTTTTGAACTTTTGAAATTAGATCCTTTAGTTTGTTGTTTTCCATTCGTTAATACCTCCGACTTTCCATGCTTTCAGGAAATTTATAAATGTGCTTGCTTGCTCCCTTGAAGATTCGGTCAGCAAGTGCTTGATTGTAGATTTTTTTGATGTCATTACTTGACAAGTTAGTGTTGAAGAATGTTGTTTGCCTGTTGTCTAAAATTTTAAACAGCACTCTCTGTCTCCATTCATTCGCTTCTTTTAGATTGGCGCTCATGCTACTTTCTTTCCCCAAATCGTCCAAGAAGAGAAAGTCAACTTTGCTGAGTAGGTCAACAGCGTAGCTCTCTGTGAAGTCTCCTCGACCATTGAAGCTTTCTTCAATCTTATTGAAGAGAGCTGATGTTGAGATGAAGATCACGCTTTTTGGATTCTCACATTCTTTTGATTTCTCATTCAATGCTTTTGCTAATCCAATAGAAAGATGGCTCTTCCCAATCCCAGGCGGTCCACTTAGGATCACATTCCCTGTTTCAAATTTCAGATAATCCCTCAGCATCCGTTTCATGAAGTTGAGAGCTTGTTCATTAGTTGAATTATCTGCTACATAATTCTCTAATGTTTTATCACTCAACTCTTGAGAATAGATGCTTTCTCTGTCAAAGACTTTGTAAGTGTGAGACAAGAGAGCCTGAATTTTCGCTTCCTGTCTCAATACGGATTCCATCTTCATGATTTCTTCTCTCTCACACTCAGGGCAAATTTCAATGATCTGTTCTGATCCACTGATCTTCACTTTTGCATGCTGGATTTGACAACCATGCTTTTTACAAGATGTAATTTCTTCATTCATTAGAATCCCAACCTTTCATCTTGTTTCTGAACGTTTGGCTGTTTAGGCATTTGCTGATTGCGGTATTTTTCAAATTTACTAGCATTGAAGAGTGTATCTGGTGTTAAGTATTTAGACATCTTTGTGTTGTCCTTCCATTCGTTTGTCTTAACATCAATCACATATTTGAAGTCTTCAATTGTGTAGTTCTCACTTAATCTTCCATTGATCAGCCTTTGAGTTGACTTGCTAGTTGATTTGAAATGTGAACCGGTTTTTTCATTTAGATATTTGATAATTTCTTCATAGACATCTGGTTGGGGCTTTTGCCCCTTATCTATTTCTATATCTTTATCTATATCTATATCTATATCTCCATTACACTTTGTTACATCGGTGTTACATTGTAACGTTTTTTGGTTTTCTCGATGCTTGCGAACTCTACGGGCGCTAGCTGTTTCACTACCTATCATTTCTGGAACTTGTTCAAGATTGAACTGGTAATTGTCTGATGTTGTCAATAATTTCTTTTTAGTTAAAAACATCAATGCCAATCTAATTGCTTCCGGATCTTCATCAATGATGAGTGATAGTTCTTCAGCTAGATCTTCAGCCAATCCCTCAAAGTACAATTTTCCTTGTTCAGCTAGACTTACAAGCATCATCTTCAGATAGATGATTGTGATTTCTTCTCCTCCAGGGAGCTTCCTCATTAGCTTCATTTCCTTGGAATTAAAGAAGTCCTCTTTTAATTGCAACCAGTAATATCTACGGTTTTCAGTTACCATTCATCAGGCCTCCTTATTTGAAAATTTTGCGTACTCTTTTAGGAAGAATAATTGGACAGTCCCAAGGCTCCCATGCCTGTTCTTCTCAAGAATAAGTTCTGTTACATTGTCCGGCTCCTCTTGTTCATCTCGCTTGTAATAAGCTTCTCTATACAAGAAGGCTACTATGTCAGCGTCCTGCTCAATAGATCCGGATTCTCTCAGATCTGAAAGGATTGGGCGTTTGTCATTTCGCTGATCAACTCCACGGGAAAGCTGACTGAGGGCGATGACCGGAACTTTCAATTCTTTTGCCAGAATCTTCAATTGCCTTGAAATTTCAGATACTTCCTGTTGCCTGTTTTCTCTTCCTCTACCTTCTATTAGTTGTAGATAGTCAATCACAATCAATCCTAGACCGTCATTTTCTTGAGCTAACCTTTTGGCCTTTGATCTAATTTCTGAAATCTTTACTCCTGCTGTATCATCAATGAAGATCTTCCCTCTTGCTAGTCGTTCCTGTGCTGAAATCATTCTGCGCCATTCACTTTCGGTGAGATTTCCAGTTCTAACATGATACGATGGAATCAATCCTTCTGCTGACAGCATACGTTCAACCAAGCTTTCTGCTCCCATTTCTAGTGAAAAGATTGCTACTGCTTTATCTGAATTCTTAGCTACGTTCTGGGCAATATTCAGAGCAAATGCTGTCTTACCCATTGCAGGTCTTGCAGCAATAATGATCAAGTTATCTTCATGGAGGCCTGTCGTGATTTGATCAAAATCAGTGAATCCTGTTGAAGTTCCTGTCACATCACCAACCTTCTGAGAGCGTTCATCTAGAATAGATTGTGTTGAATCAATCACATCAATGATGGGCCTGAAGCCTTTTTTCTGTTCATTTGAGATTGTTGATAAATTCTGCTCAGTTTGAGAAAGGATCTCATTCAAGTCTTTCTGGCCATCATAAACGCTTGAAATGCTATGGCTCAGATCTTCAATGACCTTTCTGGCCCTTGATTTTTCAGCAACTACTTTTGAATAGTGTTCAATGTGGGCGCTTGTGGGGACTGCATTGATAAGGCTTGCCAGGAATGGCATCCCCCCAATTTGTTCAAATTGCCCAATAGAGTCAAGGGCAGATTTTACAGATACGGGATCAATTGGGTCACCTTTATCAGACAACTCTTGCATGATGTTGAATACCATTCCATGCGACAGTTTGAAAAAACTATCTTTTGTCAAGTATTCAGAAGCGATGTGGATCTTATCAGGATCAAGGAAGATGGAACCTAACACAGCTTGTTCAGCTAATAGATCATGAGGCAGTACATTCATATTTTCTGCCATTTAATAACTCCTATCTGCGATAACCGAAGCGCATTGCTTCCCGTGCTTCTTGGATGCGTTGTTGTTCTTCGATCATTTTCTTGAGTTCACGCTTTGACTCTTTGCATCTTTCACTAATTGCACTGATAATAATCATTTGAAGCAAGATCACCATGATCAATAAAGCAATAATAATTTCTAGTAACATTTTTAATTCCTCCAGTATTCATTCAAGTCAACAGCCATGATTGCTGCCAAGTTCTTTTGTTCTGTCAAGATTTGGCGCTTGTAGGGTGCCAATCCCTCATTCCGTTCTTCATCATTCTTAGGAAGATAATACCCATTTGGCTTTCTCTTCTTTGCAACTATTGGATGCCCAAAGTTTACACGCAAGCTCTCAATGATATTTTCTATTGCTCTCTTATCGCATTGAAATTCATTTCTGAGCTGAACTGCTGTGATTGGCATTTCATTTGTTGCGTAGTTCTTGATGTAGTTAAGGACATTTGCCTCAGTGGCTGTCATCTCTCTAGATATTGCCATGTGTGCCCTCCTTGTGTTATAATTGTTTTAGTAATTTTGTTAAGCGCCTGATTTTTTCGGGTGCTTTTTATTTTTGCATTGAACGACAAAACCGCTGAACATCTTCAAGGTTGTAAAGGTATTTCCCACCTTTTCCAGATTGCTGGAACTGAAACTTCCCTTGGTCTCTCCATTCCTCAAGTTTTGTTCTTCCCCAGCCAGTGGATGCTTGAAGTTCTTTGATAGAGACCCATGTTGTCTGTCTTGATGTTCTTTTCTTAGCTTCATCCAATGCTTTGATATTTAATTGAACCAGCTCTTCAAATAGTTTATCTTTGAACTCTGGACCAAATAATTCCAATACCATCTATCTTTCCTCGAATTTTTCCCATGATTCAGAAATTCGCAATTTCTTATTTATGCGCAATTTCAAATCATCACTGCCTTTCCCGTTCTTGAACATCTGTGTGATCATCGCTGGGCTAACCCCGACCACAGTTGCAAGATCCGAACGAGTCCATCCACGTTTGTGGAGTTCTTCTTCTACAAGCTCAATCCATTTACGATGTTGTTGGCTCATGTTTTTTCCTCCTTTATTTTCAATAGAGTTAAAGAGTTAGTAAATTGTTTTAAAAACGCTTGACAATTTTAATGTATAGTATTAAAATGAAAGCATAATTAAAAACCTTGATAAAACGTTATATCTATCAATTTTCTTGCTCGCCAAAGCTATTTTATTTTTAGGTAAGTTTTAACTCTGTTTTTTACTAACTCATTAACTTACAAAAACTATTTTAATACTCCACATTAACTTTGTCAAGTGTTTTAATGTGAAATATTAAATATTTTTTGTCATATTCTCAGAAAGGTTGAAAAATCAATGTTTCAGACATTTGACAGAATTAAAGAACTTGCCCAAAAGCAAGGGCTTTCAATAAATTTATTGGAAGAAAAACTAGGTTATAGTAGGAATACTATTTATAATCTAAAAAATTCCAAACCGTCTACTGAACGAATTTCAGAAATCGCAGATTACTTCAATGTGTCCACCGACTACCTCTTGGGACGCACGGAAAATCCTAACATTGCGAAAGATGGTGATGCTTCTGCACCATTAGATCTCAGAGATATTGCTGCGCAATCAATGTTATTTGACGGAAAACCATTGACGGAAGATGACATAGATTTCATTACAGCAGTTCTGGAGGCGCACTTGAAAAATAAATAGAGGTATACTATATGACAGTACAAGAGCTTTGTGCCAAAGAAGGTGTGAATCTCTGCTACTTTGATGGAAGCAATTGGCACAGCCCCGGCTTCTTCAATCCTGCTTTGAATGTTCTAGCGCTGGACTTTAATTTGTCAGTAGAAGATCAAAAACAAGTAGCTCTTCACGAGTAACGATGAACAAAAACAAGTTGCTCTTCATGAACTTGGTCACAAAGAACACACTCCTTTTCAATACGAATTGAACAGGGAGCTTTGCGAATTACAAGCAGATAGAAGCATGATTCATCACTTGCTTGAAGAAGAATTGAAGTTGATGGATGATGTGAGAGATTTCAACTATCTGCATTTTATGGAAAAATACAGTCTAAAGACCATCGCAAATGAAACGATGGTCAAAGACGAATATAATTCACTAATTAGTTAGATAAGGAGAAAAATAATGGCTATTGCAAAAGTTATCCGTATTCTGGATCAATATACAGTTATGATAGATAAAGGGTATGACTCTAAATCAATTCATGTTGATACAAAAATAAGTATTTATGAACCAGGTCCTGAGATTACAGATATAGACGGTAATTCTCTTGGCAGATATGATTTTTTAAAAGGAGATCTAATTATCACTGAAGTCTATCCTAAATTTTCAATTGCACAAAGTTTAAAGGAGAATACTACGTTCTCTGTATCTAGTTTTTTGAATGGTGGGAAACAGATGGTTAAGAGCGCTCTTGATGTAAATGAAAAAGACATTAATCCACTAAAAGCAAAAAATCCTAAGATTCAAGTTGGTGATTTAGTTAAATTGAAATTATAATGACTTGACGCGATCATAGAATAATGATAAGATAGAAGGGAATTAAATGGCTACGGATGTGGCTAGGAATACCTTCTATCTCCTAGATAGGAGGTTTTCTTTTTTGTCTACTAATAAACCTTTTCTAACATACAACCAACAAATTGCATTAATGAGAAACAAGAGAATCGTTATTGAAAATGAGATTTTCACAAAAGAAGTCCTTCAAAGTATTTCTTATTATGGAATTGTGAATGGCTATAAAGATATATTCGGGACTTTTTTTAATAATGAATTAAACATCGAACAATTTAATGAGCCTGTTTCGTTTACTTCATTACATCGAATTTTTCTGATAGACCAAGCGCTTAACAATTTATTGTTCAAATATATAATCTATATTGAAAAATCCTTAAAAACTAAACTATCCTACAAAATTGCTCAAAAAATTGGAGTTTCTATGTTGGAATATTTGGATTTTGAAAAGTACAAATCTAATGGCGAGCTTGATCGAAAAGCAGAAATTAGTAATATAAAAAATCAAATTGATAACAATAAGAACAGTGCTTCGATTCAGCATTACAGGATAAAACATGGCGATATTCCGCCTTGGGTCGCCACTGGAGGTATTTATTTTGGGACTACAATTAATTGGTACAAAATTTGTAGAGAAGATATAAAAATTGATATAGCAAAACAATTCTTCGAATATTTCGAACTAGATGGAGAAAGTGCCAAGGAGCTACTTCTTTCTATGCTATCTTTATTACAAGAATATAGAAATAATATAGCACACGGTAATAGAACTTTTTTATCGAATGTGACAAATGAATTAACCAAAGTCCTTCTTCTTTCGGTGCTTTCAAAAGAAGTTCTAACTGAAAAAGAATATCTTAGTGGAATCGGGAAAAAAGATTTGTTTGCTGTAATGCTTTCTATTGCTGTGCTAATTAATGACCCTATTGTATTCAGACAGTATTTATATGATTTTGGTGCTTTATTTACAAATGATGAATTCAATCCTAGAGTCAACTATTCTCCAAGGGGAGATATATATGCAACGCTAAATATACCAGAAGACTTTTTAAAACGGATAGCTGAAATATATAAAATAAAATTTTAATAAAAAATCCCCACACTCTCCTTCGCCAAAAATTGAGTGTGAGGAACACAATATAAGAAAAGCCATTAAAAAGGTCTTTTTCTTATACCCATTTTACCAAGAAATGAGGTGAAACACAATGGAAATAAAGTCATATAAAAAGAAAAATGGCGATACAGCCTATAAATTTAGGATCTATGTTGGTAAAGAAAATGGAAAGGACAAGTATGTAAAGCGTCAGGGCTTCCAGACAAAAGCCAAGGCAAGAGCAGCACTTCTCCAACTTCAAACCGACCTTGAAAATAGCGAGGAAATCACTGTCAAGGAAATCACTGTTGAGGAAGTTGCTGAAGAATGGCTCAAGGAATATGCTGACACAGTACAGGATAGCACCTACATAAAGACCGAACGGAATATAAAAAATCATATTTATCCGACTTTGGGAGATAAAAAAATCTCTTCTCTCACTCCTCTTCAGCTTCAGGAACAAGTCAATGACTGGTCCAAGAAGTTGGTCTATGGACGTAAAATGAAAGGCTTGATGAATAACATATGTAAGTACGCTATCAGACATGGCTACACCTCAACCAATCCGGTTGAGAGTGTAACAACTCTTGTCAGAAAGCAAGTAGATACAGATAGCGATTTTTACGATAAGGAGGAACTGAAATCTTTCCTTGAATTAGTAGACCAAACTGATGAACTGAGGAAGAAAGTCCTCTTTCGTCTTCTAGCCTTCACAGGGGCTCGAAAAGGGGAGGTTTTAGCCCTCAAATGGGAAGACTGGACCAATAACACTCTGAGCATAAATAAAGCCATTACGAGAGGATTTGACGGGGAATCTGTCGGTCCTACAAAAAACAAAAGTAGCAACCGATTGATCAGCTTGGACGAAAAGACAAGTGAACTGCTCACAGAGTGGAGAGAAATGAATCCTACTACTACTTTTATCTTTGAGAATGAATTAGGAAAACCAATACCAGGAACACTACCACGGAAATGGCTACAACAAATTGTCAAAGATTCGGATGTGCGTCCGATTAGGATCCACGGCTTCCGACATACACATGCCAGCCTATGCTTCGAAGCTGGAATGACACTCAAACAGGTCCAGTATAGACTTGGACACTCAGATTTAAAAACAACCATGAACATCTATACTCACATCACCAGAGAGGCCAAGGATGATATTGGTGAGAAATTTGCAAACTATATTGATTTTTAGACAAATAACATAAAGACAGACCCTTTGGATAAAAAAGGGTCTGTTTTTGGGTCTGTCGGTTTCAAAAAGGTTCAAAAAGGAATAGAAAGTATAAAACAAAAAACGTTGTTTTTACAACGTTTTAGAAAAATTTAGAAAGCTTTAGAAACTATAGATGGAGCCGGTGGGAGTCGAACCCACGTCCAAACACCTGCCAGCATATTTGTCTACAACCATAGGTTATGTCTTAGTTTAACAGCTACACGACACATAACTCAAGCCCTGTACCTGCGAGTCTATCAATCTCTTATCTAACTTCTAGACAAAGTTAGATCGTATCTCGCTAAAATAAAGACCTGTCATCAAACACGAGCGATTCGAATCGGGTCACGCCTGCTGGTGTTTAGGCAGCTAAAGCGTAAGAATTATTATTTTTTGCAGTTATATTTAACTGGCGTTTTACATCCGCTAGATGAGTTGCAAAATATGCCTCATAATGCCTGTCGAATCCGTAACGACCCCAAAACGAATACAATTAGTATATCAAAATGTAGCTAAAAATGCAAAAGAAAAAAATTGAACAAGAAGGCTTCCACTGGAGAGCTCCTTGCTCAATTTACTGTTATTATTGAAGATTCAACTTGTACTTGCTGATGTAGTGAATGGTGAAGTACATAGAAACAATCTTAATGACTTCATAAATGAGACCTGGGATGAAGTTTGGTCCAAATTCATCAATATTTCCATAAACCAATGCATATCCGACAGCATATGAATCTTTTAATGGATTGACTGCTGTACCGATGATACTTAACACAATACACAAGAGAAAGAAAAACAGAATAGCCTTCAATCCACGACGATTTTGGAACAGTTGGCCAAGTGCGATTGATACATAAAATAGTAAGATTCCTGAAGCTGTGGTAAAAATCCACCAGATGATAATCCAATAAGCAATAGAATGACTAAAAGCCTCAGCGATAATACTAAATACAGGAGAGAGGTCTTGACCAATGACAGCGCCCATCACAATAATTGTGATAAAACCACTAAAAAATAGAAGGAATAGGCAGTAAAGACTCGCTACTAAAGCTCCCACAAATTTAGACAAAATGATCGCATGAGGGCTAGCTGGAAGGGTCCAGGTCAAGTAACCTTCACGTCCGTATAAGTTGGAATAGAAACGACGAATAATAATATAGTAGTTACTAAGATAAAGACCAATGACTCCTCCAAAAATGAGAATCCCAAGAGTCCCAGTTATGATTTGCATACTATTGGTTTCCATATCCACAAAACCGTTTGTAGCACTTCCACCAATAACACCTGTAATCACTGACAAACCTAGTGCGATCAGGGTGATCAATAAATACCACTTAGCTGTCGATTTAAATTCATATTTTAATAATTTACCAAACATAGGGTCCTCCTAATAAACACGGAATTGATCACGGAAGATCTCATCGATTGATTTTCCGTGTTGATTGCGCAAAACAGTCGTATTTTCATGCAAGAGGATTCTTCCTTGGTTGATGAAAATCGCTTCATCCAAAACTTGCTCAATATCCGCAATCAAGTGAGTAGAAATCAAGACAGAAGAGTTTGGACGTCGGTTTTGAATAATGGTCCGCAAAATATAATCACGCGCTGCTGGGTCGACCCCACCGATTGGTTCATCAAGGACATACAAGTCAGCTTCACGACTCATCACCAAAATCAATTGTACTTTTTCCTTGTTCCCTTTTGAAAGGCTGTTCAATTTTTGATTTGGATGCAAATGCAAATCGTTGAGCAATTGGTAAGCTCGTTGGACATTAAAATCTGAATAAAAATCTTGGAAATAGCTAATAGCATCACTAATTTTTATATTTTCACTCAGATAAGTCGTATCCGGCAAATAGGAAACAACTTTTTTAGAAGCTGGGGATGGTAATTGACCATGAATATAGATATTTCCAAGGCTTGGTTGCAACAAACCATTAATCAATTTAATGATGGTTGTTTTCCCGCTACCATTAGGCCCCAAAAGGCCAATAATACGGCCAGGTTGGATGTTCAAACTAACATCCATGAGAGCAACTTCATGCCCATAATTCTTTGTCACATGGTCCAAGTAGACCAAAGGATACTGATTCAT